ATGGCTAGAACTATCGGCAGCGGGAACCCTGACTATTTGTCCGTCAAGGATGGACGGTGGATATATGTTAGACGTGTTCCAGAGGTTTTCAGAGCATTCGATAAACGCACGTTTGCAAGGGCGTCCACAGGGATTCTTGTTTCAGAAGATCCGAAGGGATTACGTGCTGCGAGAAGCGCCGCAAAGATAAATGCTCATACTGAGGAGTACTGGCGTGGCCTTGCAGATGGTCAAGCGAAAGAAGCAAAGAAGCGATATGAAGCCGCGAGGCGGCGGGCAAGGGTGCTAGGCTTTGATTATGTGACCTCTGATGAGGTGGCCGGGCGACCTCTCAGCGAAATCATGGCGCGGTTATCGGCTCTTCAGACAACACAACATAGACCTCCAATCGTGGATGTGGCGGGCGTTCTCGGTGGTGAAAAAGCGCCCCAAATTCAGATTGAAGATTTATTCTCTGAGTTCGAGAAGACACAAAAAACTTATCTCTCAAACATGTCCAAGGACCAGGTAAGACGGTGGAGAAACCCGAAGATACTTGCCTTAAAAAGCCTAACTGAAATCACCGGGAATAAACCTCTCTTAGAACTTACTCGTAATGACGCCATTGATTTTCGTGAGTGCCTGCAAGATCGCGTGGAGGCTGGGCAAATCCAAATTGGAACTGCCAACAAGCAAATCGGGCACATAAATAAAATGATGCGCACGGTCATTAATCATTTCAGACTGGATATACAGTCACCGTTCGGAGAGTTGCGACTTGAGGGGGAGAGGACAGAACAACGCCATCCATTTGACCCTGAGTTTGTTCAAAAGAATATCCTGGCAGATGGTGCGCTTGATGGATTGAATGCAAGCGCTAGGTCTATCCTGTACCTAATCGTTGAGACTGGATTACGGTTGTCAGAAGCGGCAAATCTGACTGAAAACACGATACATCTTGAAGGCAAGGTGCCCTATATTGAGGTTGCTCCAGAAGAGCGACTTTTGAAGCAAGATCACACCACCAGAACAATTCCGCTCGTGGGTGTGTCTCTTATGGCAATGCAGGAGTTTAAGCGAGGCTTCAGCCGCTATCACGACAATGCTGGAAGCCTCTCTGCAACGGTGAATAAATTTTTGCTTGAAAATGACCTAAGGCCAAACCCGCGAAAGCATACGGCCTATTCGTTGCGTCACACATTCGAGGATCGGTTGACTGCGGTTGAAGCGCCGGAGAAGATTATTGCAATGCTTATGGGGCATAAATTCCAACGGCCTAAATACGGTCACGGCCCAACCTTGGAGCATAAACGGGAGTGGCTTCAGCGAATTGCCTTCACGCCACCTTCGAGGGTTTGAGGAGGGTTTGAATTCAAGAACTGTACTGCACGCTCACGTGGTGAAAGCTTATTTAGTTCTGCTTCCAGCCTATCAAAAATGGGGGCGTACTGCTCGCCGTACTCAACAACAATCCATGCTGCAAAGCGCGTTGCCTGTTCCAGTTCTTGATAGGTTGGGCCTTTCTTCATAGCGTCACGCTGCGCCTTCTCTGTCTTGCGCTGCCAGGAAGGCTGTTTGCATTTGCCAGCCTTGTTCCCATTTTTTGAAGCGTGGATCCTCGGTCATGTAGAGGTTGTCTGTGACTGCCTTGCCTGCGCTTGCTGCGTCTATGCCAAGCTGTTGAGCTTCGTCCAGATCGCCTTCCAGCATGCCCAGAGCGTGCATGTAGAGGTCCAGCATTGATTCCTGCTCTTCACGCTCTGATGGCTTCTGTTTTTTGATTTTCAGGATCGCCCGCATGGTGGGCACATCAAACCCGTTGCCTTTGGCTTCTGCGAATACGTCTTTGATGTCGTCAGCGATGCCTTTTTTCTCAACTTCCAGCCGCTCAATGCGGTCAAAGAAACTTTGCAGATGATCGGCTGCAATGCCGGAGCTGTTCGACCCGGTTTGTGTTTTTGCTGGTATAGCTTTTTTCGGGGCAGTCTTCGCCGGGGTGGTCTTGGTCTTAGGCTTGGTTACCGCAGCTTTGGTGCTTTGTGCTTGCCTGGCTTGTTCGGCTACTGCTTCCGCTTCTGGGGTGGTTTTGCGAGGTGCCATGTTGAACCTCACTGAGTTGGAGCTATGGAAAGAGTGCGATTTGCGCCGCTGGAAAAGCGGATTGCGATAATTTGCGCAAGTTCGCCGCGTTCACTCAAAGGGAGAGGCGCAGCCTCAACCAACCGTTCAAGGCTGAAAATTTCTGGCTGCAGTAAGCTGTAGTAGCTGGAAAGACTATGTGCGGACGGGCTGGCTGGCAGGCCATTGCTATTGAAGATTTGCAATTCCAATTCCTCCATATTGAAAGGTAATCAACTGGTGGAATTGAAATTCATAAAAAGTGAATTGTCAATTCACTAATTCACAAATAATGAATTATGTTGTATTTCAAAAATTGAGATCAGAGGGATGCTGGTTTGTGTTTTAATCAAATTCTTTAATCTTGGTTATTAGGTAATTGTTGACGATAAACCTGCCTATTTGTTTAGCTTTATGGGGTTTGAAATGTGTGACGAGGAACGATTACAGTTGCTGGCTGAAGCCTCTCAAATTTCAGGTTTATCGCTTGATTTTATTGAATTTTTGTCAAGGGGTCTTGATACCCAAGCTTTGCGCATGTTTTGCGGCAACGTATCGGCTCTTCCTAGAAATAGAAAATCCAGAGACGTTCCATAAATAGAGTTTATTTTTAGCGCCCCTTGAAGAGATAGGCGCTGTTTGGCTGCTTCCCAGTTATTTTGCTGAGTAGGCAAAACGCCGATGCTTTTGGCGAACTCTTTTTGGTTCAGTCCTAGGAAGTTTCTTAACCAAGTCAACCTGTTGGCGACATTATCATGGCTGAATTCATCTGTGTTCTTCATGGTGCTACTGTCGCATAATTCACAAATAATGGATATTTCTATTTTGTTGATGTTGACTGAGTTCACTAAAAATGAATAATCACACCATGAAAAGCGCAAGTAATGTTGTTAAGGAACTCAAGGTTGACGTGCTTTCAAAACGACTGGGAGTTGGCTCGTCAGCAATTTGCAATGCTGCTAAAGCGGGGCGTTTTCCTGCTGCATGGTTCCATGAGATGGAGCAGCTGGCGCTTGTCGCCAATATAGAACTACCACGCCATCTCTTCAATTGGAGACGTGGCAACGGGAGACGGAAAGCTATGGGACCGTGACCACCACAAGCCGCTAGGGCTGTTCTGAGGGTATAGTTACAAGTCACCTTGTTAGCTTCAATCCCTTTGTAATCAGAGCGCGTATTCCGCCACTGATTTTCTAGTTCTCACTTATCCAATTATCCGCACTGCTCAGGAGGTTATAAAATGCCTAGACCTGTTAACCGTCCCCGTTTGTCTTTTATTCCCGCAGGTGTGTTTGAGGACCGGCGGTTGAAACCGCGTGATATTCAGGTGCTGGGCGTTCTGTGCTGTTCCACGGATGGCAACGGCGTGACCTATCGCAGTCAAGTGAAGATTGCCCGGCAGTTGGAGATTGCGCGTTCTACGGTTCAAAAATCCATTGGTAACCTGGGTAAGGCTGGATGGCTGAAAGTAATGGCTGGTATCCGCCCGGATGGAGGCAGTTGCTCCCACACCTACCGTGTGATGCGGGCGCTTAAAGAGGAGGAGGAAGAGCAGCGCGACCTTATAGAGGATGTTCCGCATACAGCTCATGTAAATGAGCTTAAAGCTTCGCGTGAAAGTCGGCAGGCCCTGCCACCCCAGATCGGCACCTATAAGAACGAGTCCTTAAAACCTAAAGAAGAAGAAGACAAAGCGGCTGCGAGTAGGTCTTTATGCGAAAACGCTTCACCACTCTCAAAAGCTCCCACAATTGCGGATAGAGCCGGGCAGAGGTTTGTTGAGGGCTGCAGCCGGTTTCTACAGTCACTTGGGTTGGATCCAACAACAGCACAGGTGCGGGGCGGCCTAAACCCGGTTTGGGGCTGGTTGATCCATGGGTGCGATCTTGAAAAGGACGTAAAGCCCACGATTGCCCATGTTTTGGGGCGTGCGCCAGAGCAACCGCGCAGCCTCAACTACTTCACCCGCGCCATTCTTGCGGCCAAACGCAGCCGGGAAGAGCTGGGCAAGATTGAAGGCCGCTTCATACCAGATGGCAGCAAGGCCAAAGCAGCGCGGGCGCGGGATCTCGACAGATCTGCAGAGCGTTGCCGGGCGGCGATCACCAAAGTGTTTGGTGAGGGCTACGTATGAACGCTGCACCACAGGAAAAACCTCCCCACGACCTCATAGCACTGCACTTTTTGAGTACGATGGGGGGCACTTTCAAGAAGGTACCGGGCAGTAACGAGGAAGCCTATTTCACCTCTTTGCGGGAGAAGCTAAGCGGGTTTTCAGAGGACGTGCTGAAAGCCGGAGCGGATGCGTTGGTATTGGCCGCAAAAAGCACTGTTTGGCCGTTTGTCGGGGAGTGTGTGAAAGCCTGCACAGAAGCCCAACGGCAGCTGGAAGGCGCTCCAGAACCCAACCTGCAGGTGGGCGGCTATCCATGGCCGGAGTATGTGGCGATCAAGGTGATGGTGGGAGCGAATGCAGACACTGCGCTTTCGGCATGCCTTGCTGGCTGGCAAGCGGATCTGGTGGACTTTGTGCGCCGGGAAAAGCGCCTGCCGGATATGGCGGAAACTGAAACTCTCGTGGTCGCCACAATGGAGCGCAACCGGCGCGTGGCCGGGCAGGTGCAAACTGCTCTGGACGTGTTGCGCGGGGAAACCACACGGGAGCTCGCAGCGCTCCCGCCAAACCATCCAATTCAGTTGATGGCAGATACTTTTGAGCGGCGGCGTGAACGGCTGGCGGGCCTGATCGCCAAAGAAGTTTTACGACACGGGGAGATGCAGGATGTTGAACTCTAAGAATACAGACCCACTCCGCTTGCGCGGCACCAAGAAAGAGCAAAAGCAAGAAGCGCTGCGCCGAGCAAAGTATCAACGCGGGCAGGCGCTGGAATGGCTCTACAACAATAAACACATCAACAAGCAGCAATACCTGGCAGGTTGTAAGATCCGGGCGCTGTATGCTGAGTGTGAAGGGCAAGCCAGCTCCATCGACTTCACCCAGCCCCGCGTAGATTGCAGCCGCAAAGTGCGCGACTGGCTTCTTGTCTCCACCACAGACGCAAACCGAACACTGGAGCAGATCGCAGCCCTCTTGGGGCCTGATCAATCGCAGGCAGTATTCGCCATCGCCGGGCAGGGGCTATCCATCACAGAAGCGGCCATTGGCTTCGAGGAGAACGAAGCCAAGCGGGAGGCGGGGACGCCAAGCAGAGCGACGCGCGACTACGTTTCGAGGTTGATGCGCAATGGGTTAGGACATGTGGCAGGGGAGTTCCAATAGGTATTAAACATGCTTTTTGTGAGGAGATGCTGGGGAAAGGGCAAATTACTTAGTCATATTGATTGTGTCAACGATATGTCGCAACTATCAATGGGAATGATTAAGATGTGAGCTGGATGATTAAGATGGCCGTTCGAGATAGTCTAATTGATAGTATCTCCTCTTGCTTTAGCAAGATCCAGCATGAGGTTGATGTTAACAACTCAGTTGGCAACTTTGATATTAATACTCACGCAGAAGATATTTTTATTCCAATTCTCGGTTATCTGTATGATTGTCCGAACTTGAAAAATATGAACTCATACGAAGATAACTATCCCGCTGTTGACCTTGGTGATGAAGGTGCTCGAGTTTCCTTTCAAGTAACATCATCTGCAAAATCAGCAAAGATAGAGCATACATTAAAGCAATTTAAAAAACATAAGTTAAATAATAAATTCGATAAGGTTTATGTATATGTATTAACTTCAAAGCAGTCTTCATATACTTCAAAAAAATTATTATCTCTCGCGTCAGAGCTAGCTTTTAAGCCTGACGAGGATATCCTAGATTACCGCGATTTATTAAAAGTCGTGAAAGGTTTTGATACAGCAAAGGTAAGCGAATTTGAGGCTATTGTTCGTCGAGAGTTCGAAGTCCATCAACGCTTTGAGAGCTTTCTGCAAGATCAAGAGCATTTCTTCAAACTGAGTAATAAGAGAATTGAATATGAGAAGAGCTCTGGGAAGTACATCCCAGAAATATTTGCAGAAACTAAGCCATATAAAGATTTGGCTCGATTTTTTCTTAATCCAACTCACTTTAAAGGTAAGGCCTTTGATAAGTTAGAAGTAATAGATTTTGAGCGGTTAAATGAAACTCTGTCTCTTCAAGGGGTAGATCAACTAGACCCCGATATAGTGTCGATCGATTGTATCTCCGACCAATCTAAATCTCTGTTAGAGATGACAAAGGAACTTTCCAAAAACTATGACACGCTCCATCTCGCAAACGAGCAAGTAGGACAGCTCAATTTCTATCGAGGTGGTGAGGCTCTCACTGTTAAACCTGAGTTTGAGCAAATGCATCAGGTGATGAAATATCAGATGATGGGCGCCGCAATGGAAATCTCAAATATTCTAAGCGATACACTAAAATATTTTGAATACTCATTGGCTCAACTTCTAATGGTTACTGGAGCAGCCGGGCAGGGAAAGACAAATTTTATTTGCAACTTGGCAGATGATTTTTGCGGCAAATTTAACATTCCAGCAATTTACATTCCTGCTCGTGAGTTGAACGGGCAACAAACAGTCAGTTTGGTTGATTACATAACCAACAACAAATACTTGAATGATATCCGAGATAAATTTGAGTTATTAGATTTACTCTCTCGGTTGAGCAAGAAGTTGGATAAAAACATTGTAGTTTTTATCGATGGACTAAATGAAGTTCGAAAACTGGATGAGATCAATTTTGATCTGAAGGATTTTCTGAGTGCAGTTTCTCAATATGAAGGTATCAAGGTACTCGTAACATGCAGAAGCGAGTTCTTCGAACATAAATTTCAAGACTTAAAGCAAGATGCGGTAGATTGTAAAAGCGTTTACATAAAGAAAATTGAAGGAGGTATTTCTGATCGAGTTAGAGGAAGAATGCTGAAAGCATACTTCAAGCACTTCTCTATCAAGGCTAATCTTTCACAACGCGCTAGGAGTTTTTTACGGCGAGATCTTTTGCTTATGAGGATCTTCTGTGAACTCTATCGCAATGAAGATCTCGGCGATGTGTACGAACTTTATAAGATTGATATATTTAAAAAATATCTAGAAAAGATAGTCAAAAAATCTAAGTTAAGAAATGTCATTTCAGTTCTTTTTAAGTTGGTTGAGCAGGCCTTTATTGCAAAAGATACCTCCTCGATTGAAGTAAACGATTTCTCAGATGATGAGCGGAAAGTAATCGATTGGCTGTTAGACGAAGAGGTTATTCTCCGAAGAGAAATCCCAAAGGAATCTTTGACATCATTAGAAAAAGAAGCTGTCAGTTTTACGTATGATGAGCTGAGGGATTACATCATAGCGGCATATTGGGTTGATACTGCAACGAAAGAAGGAATTGAATGGTTTCGAGATCGATGGGCTGCAGTACAACAATTACAGTCATCTGAAGGAGTCGGCAAATATAGCTACTTGCTAGCTCGAAAGAGCAGTAATGAGCTTGTTCAAGATGAAGTTGAAAATTTCGATGAGTTTTTATCGCTGTTTCCATTTATTTTGTCCTCACTCCCATTTGAACTTCAGAAGGAACAGGATGTTGAATTTTCGCAAGAGGTACTCATCAGCGCGCAATCTAACCACTACCTTCTAACGCCACTTCGTGAGCTAGTTTATTATTTGATTTTTTACTCCGGAGAAACGGATGTAGTTAATGTTAGTGTCCTTACTAGCTATTTGAATAACTTAGATGATGATACTGCCACGTCATTTATGCAAAAAAACTTTGCCCGAAATCTTGATGATATAGTTGACCAGACTAACTCAATCATTGTCGATGAAATCGACGATATTGAGGATGAAAGATACGTTTGTTTTCTTCAGTTAGCCGCTTTTGCAAGTTTCTCTAGCAGAAATGAAACGCACTCCAATGCAGTCAGAATACTGGAAGGAGGCAAGAAGCGGGATTGTCTTTTGGCTCTAGAAAGAGCGAACTCAACAATTATCTCAGAGTTTGGTAGACAAATTAGATCACGAGTCGAAAATGTTCGAAGTAATAAATGACAAAATTGCACTCTTAGGTACCAATAAGATACCTACTTTTTCTGAGTTCTTGCATTCTTCAATGGTGCAGCCAGAAGGATATGGAGGAAAGATCCTTAAAAGAATTTATCGAGACATATTTATTAGATCGACCGACTTCAAGCGAGATTATGAGAAGTACTATTCTGTTGAGTATGCAAGTTTCGAATTATTCATGAAACATTATTTAGATTTCAAGTTTGATGCCAGAATTCTTGATTATGGGCATGTTCTCCTCATAAAGCCAGACTTGGAGTTCATTAAAGCTGATTTAGTTGAAAACTGCTTAGAGATGTTTTTGAAGCAATTCGGGGATCAAATACATGAAAATTAAGACAGATTTTGTCTCAAATAGCTCGTCAACTTCTTTTATATTTGTTGAGTTTGAACGGTTTGACCGAAACGCCTTTTTTGAAGCAGCTGGGGTCGATCAGAAGTCGCCAATCAGTTCTTTTTTTGATCAGATCTACCAACGGCTACGAGAGCAAATTGACAGTGGGCGTGTAATCTTGGATGTGCAGCAAGTTATTGGTGATGAAAGATTATTCCAAACGCCAGAGATACTTCATGAGATTACTAAAGCTCTCGAAGAAGAGAAAAGAGTCGTTGTGGGAGGGTTTAGCAGTGATGTCGATGCAATAGAGGCGTTCTTGTGTACTGAAGTGTTTGAAGTGAAATCAGAAAAGTTCTTAATAAATGCATTCGAAAATTACTGGTAAGTGATGAAGATTCAACGTTTTAAGGATCTAGGTTACACTACGATTTTTAATCCCAAAACGGGATTTTTTGCACGAGTTGAAGATAGTGGCCAACCTGAACCATTTTGGGCTCCGCATGGCCCAGAACTGATGGATATCGCCATCACAAACTGGTGTGACAAAGGATGTGCGTTTTGTTATCGGAGTTCTGATAAAAGCGGATATCATATGGCTGTCAGTGATTATGAAAAACTCATTGAGCAAGCAGCTGATATGGGTGTTTATCAAGTGGCGCTCGGCGGTGGAAATCCAAATCAGCATCCGCAATTTATTGATATTCTGCGGATTACACATGAGGCAGGGATAGTCCCCAATTATACCACAAACGGTAGAGGACTAACCTTTCCAATATTGCAGGCATCATCAAAGTACTGTGGGGCGGTCGCTGTTAGCGCTTATAAGCCTTATGATGAAACAACTCACGCGATTGAGAGTTTGTTGAAAGCTGATGTTAAAGTAAACGTTCACTTTGTAGTTGATGCGGTTTCTGTTGAAACAGCTATTCGATGGCTGGAGCAACCTCCATCATTCCTTAGTGGTATAAATGCTTTAGTTTTTCTTAATTATAAACCTATGGGGCGAAAAATATTTGAACGAAAACTACTGCGAAACAGTGAGTTGCAACAGAGGTTTTTTGAAGTTGCAACATCAAGCAGTACACCGTTTAAGATTGGATTTGATGCTTGTTGTGTGAGTGGCCTTTTTGGCCGTGTCAACGTTAACTCCAGTTCTGTTGATGCATGTGATGCAGCACGCTTCTCGCTTTTCGTCGCTGAAGATATGCGAGTCTATCCCTGCTCATTTCAACGAGGATTGCATGCTGGTGAGCAAATCACTGATGCGACTAGTCTCAAGGATATATGGTTAAACTCTGATAACTTTGATCAGTTCAGAAAGTACTTTTCGTCAGATACTTGCGGAGGATGTCTCCACAAGGCTAACTGCAAAAATGGGTGTCCGATTTTTGAGGATTTAGTTGTCTGTGGGCAACGATAGAAGAATGCAGTTAGTTAAGTTTGAGTGTAATTTATACGATGCGTTTGCATCATATAGATCTGCCAGGCTGTTTAGCTAAATTGAAGTCAGATGCTGCCGGGCAGGTGGCAATCGAATGGCCTGTTTGTTCAACCTGGTTGAGCAGAAATCTGGGCAATAACTAAAAGAATAAAGTCATAGGTATCTGTGCGCTGTTCTAACTTGCCCGGTTTATTGCTTTATTATTTTATCTTCAAAAGTTTAAGGGATGTTTTGCATGGCCTTTTGGTGGGTAAACCATAATCAAACATCGAAACAAGAGATTGCAGGCGGTTATGTCTGGTCTCCAAAATGCCAATCAAACGGGCGGCGTAGTCAGTTTTATGATTTTATGCGTGAGATGCGTGTAGGTGATTTCATTGTTTCATTCTCTCATGCTCAGATAGGCCATTTTGGTATTGTCTCAGGTTTGCCGTTGAGTGCTCCAAAGCCAGATGAGTTCGGTAAGACTGGTGAACAATGGTCTTTGGATGGCTGGTTGGTCCGCGTTGCCTGGGAAAAGGTAGCCCACCCATTTCGTCCCAAAGACAACATCGAACACCTTCGACCGTTTTTGCCAAAACGGTACTCTCCTATTCAAGAAAACGGGAATGGCAATCAAGCAGCCTACTTAACGAAAATCGATGAGATGTTATTTTCCGAGCTTGAGCAACTAGGCTCATTTCAACGCAATGGAAACATTGTAGTTGAGCATGAGCTCGACGATCAGGCATTTATTGAAGAAGTTGAAGATCAAATTGCAACGGTGCTTATTCAAAACAGTCCGATAGATAGTACTGAAACAGATGCCATTATCAAAGCACGCAGAGGACAGGGGCGGTTTCGGCAAAATATAGAACAGTTTGAGGACAAGTGCCGGGTTTCAGGCGTTAGGGATAAAAGGCTGCTCATTGGAAGCCATATCAAACCATGGCGTGTGTGTGAGACTGCGGAGGAACGACTAGATGGGGCAAATGGCTTGCTTCTAGCTCCCCATATTGATCGATTGTTTGATCTTGGTTTGATCACGTTCGGTGATACTGGGACACTGTTTGTTTCAGATTGCCTTGATCAGGAAACGATTGATTGTTTGGGGCTTTCTAAACCTGAGGCTCGGGAAGTCGGTACTTTTACAAGTAATCAAATCGCTTACCTTAGCTACCATCGGGATAACGTTTTTCTTGGTTGAATGTGGCGTGGCTGGTTTGATCATAAATGATGCGACTTGACACGTGCAGCACTAATCGTCATCATTCAGCCATAATGAACAAATGCGCTTTCAGGTTGCCACCTGAGGGTGTTTTTTCATTGGGGCTTACGTAATAGTCATATAAGCGCTTCTGGCTGCGTTGAGAACATCTGGATAGGCTTGCTGTAGTGGTGCCGTTAGTTGTTTTTCAAGCAGGCAAATGAGATCGTTGGCGACTTGATCATCAGCTTCATGCATCTGCTTAGCTGCTTCAACTGTATTGGTTAGAAGTTCGAAGAGTAAGATAGCTTCCTGTTCTGAGATCTCCACTGAGTAGCCATTGGTGCGTTGCTCTATTTGCATCAGTACTTCCTTCTGAAATTCAAAAGCGTAAGTTATCTGAGCTGGAGGATTCTGCAATATGTTCCAGTATACTGCAAACTTTACTGAGGTTGCCAAAGGGCTGACCAAAGCGGAACAACGACAGGTGCCCTATGCGATCAGCTTAGCACTGAATGAGACAGCACAGGATATCAAGACCAATTCAGAGAAGGCGTTAAGCAGGCGATTAGATCGCCCTACACCCTTCACCAAACGCGGCCTTGCACTAAAGCGGGCAAGCAAGCGTAACCTATCGGCCGTTGTCTTCTTCAAGGACAGGCAGGCAGAGTATTTGGAGCTGCAGGAGAAGGGTGGAACCAGAAGGCCAAAGCGGAAAGCGTTGGCGGTTCCGTTCTCACAGCGGCTCAATAAATACGGTAACCTCCCACGGCGCAGTATTGACCGGCTGTTGAAACGCCCGGATGTGTTTCAAGGTGAGATCAACGGGGTTGAGGGAATCTGGCAGCGCCCTAAGCGCGGCAAGCGCCGAGATAGCTCGCGAGGCACCAAGGGCCGCACAGGTTTAAAGCTGCTGGTTGCCTATGAGAAAAGCGCAGACTATCAACCGCGCCTGCGTTTTGAAGAGAGTGCGCGAAAGACCGCTGATGCACGGATGAAACGCAACTTCCGGCATGCAATGCGGAAGGCTCTGAAAACTGCCCGCTAAAAACTTGGGGGCGTGTTTCCATATTCTGAAAAGCTTTGGGTCCTTCCTGGGCACGCGCCGGCCTGCGGGTAGTTCGGAACTGCGGGACATTGGTTTGTTTGGTGTGCGGAAGCACTTGGTGTTTTCGTTTCTGTTGTTGTTCCAGATTGAAGGGGGCGGGCATGGAGAATGTTGAACGCTATCCGCTCCCTGATGGTGTGGAAGATGTGGTGGTGAATAAACGCCACCTTGCGGAAGCTTTTAAGAAGAGCCTGCCCACCATTGATCAATGGATTTCTGAAGGGATGCCTTGTGAGAGTAAAGGCACCAACGGGCAGGCATACGAGTTCCGGCTTTCGGTTTGTTATGCCTGGCAGAAAGACAGAGAGGCCGTAGAGGCTGCGGAAGAAGAGAAGATCCAAAGCAATATTCGGCAAATGCAGATGGCTTTGTTGGGTGGCGGATCTGGTAGTTCTGAAATGGCGCTGACACCACGGCAGCGCAAGGAACTTTACGAAACTGAGGCAGCCTATAACAAGCTGGCCCAATCGCGTGGCGAGCTGATCGCCCGTGCTGATGTTGTGGCGTTGCTGGAACGGACGTTCTCAGCGGTTCGCAATGCGGTGAACGGCATGCCTGACCGGCTGTCCAGAGATGTTGGTTTAGATGGCCGCCAGTCAGAGGCAGCGGTTGTGGTTGCTGATGATCTGCTGGCAGAGCTTCACCGGGAGCTTACTGAATTTATGCAGGCCATGAGCACGGAAGAAAACACCGGGCAGACTGCTATGATGGAAGCTGCTGAGTAGCTGCAATAGGAGTTTACTGGGCCGAAAGCTAAGTTTTGTAGTTTGACTGAAACAGAAGTTTGCGAGCGTGAAAATGTGCAGATGGTTGAGTGTTTTGGTTCTTGTCTCATTCTCCGGATTAATTGCTGGTTGTCAGAATAAGGTAGAGGCAGACACAAGTGACCTACCAAAAGCAAAGCAGATTGAACGGAATTGCGATCAGCTCGCCAAGGATTTTGAGGCTACGGAACGCTCTTATCGCCTTGAGAGCCAAAGAGTTGAAATGGGTGAAGTACCCGTCGTGCCCGTAGAAGACATAGAGGATCAGTTGAATAAACTTATGGCTCAAGCTGAACGCAAAAAGTGTGACTGGGTCAACTGATAGGTAAGTTTGATTGTTGCGTCAGGAGCAAGTTGAGGCATTTGGCAATGCGATTAACGGCATACCTGACCGATTGTCACGCGATGTTGGCTTTGATGACTGCCAGTCAGAGGCTGCGGTTGTGGTGGCTGATGAACTACTGGCAGATCTTCACCGGGAGCTTTCTGAATTCACGCAGGGAATGAGGGACAGGATCAGTTCAATGCGCTCAGCTTTCTTCGGTTAGTGGTAAAATGCCTTTCCAAATTCCATTAGGTAATAGCCGCCTGCTGCTATGGCAGCGTTGCAAGCTGAATACACAACAACCAATACCCACAAAATCGGATTATTTGTTCTGTCAAAGGTGAAGAGCAAAAAGACTATTGTTACAATCAAAGACAATAGGAGGACTAAATTCATATTTAAACTGACTTCCTCATACCCCATCAGATTTGCAATTACCATGAACAGAAAGGCAGGATTAAAAAATGCAGCTATGGGTATGGGAAGGTATGTAAGAGGATTTAACAGAATGGTGGAAGCAAATAAACCAATCACGAAATATGGCGAGCGGGTCAGAGAAGATAACATTAAGTGAATTCCATAATATGAATTTAGTAAACGTGAAGGCAGCTTTTTTACAGTAACTTACAGGTGATGAGATCCAGATGAGCTGACTTTGCCAGAACAGCGTTTTCGGTGGTTTCTAACTTAGTTTGCTGTGTTTAACATGTTTCAGTCTAGGCACCACATACTTGCCATTCCTACGATGTAGACGGCGAGTATTGCTGCTGCTGCGCTGCATATCAGATACACTATACTCAGGATACGCATTAACAGTATTTTCGTATGTCTAAAGACGAACACCACGAACATTGCTGTCACAACTATCGAAAAACACATATACAGGTCAAAACGCATGTCTATGTAGTGTTGTCTACATCCGCCACCTTCAGAAAGCATAGGTATTATATAATACAATGGGTTGAATACAGCATTCTGAGAGGCGTCAATGTATAATATCGGGTTGTATAATATGGTGACTACAAACAGGAACCATAGAAGTTTAAGCGAATTTATATCAATATATTTTGTTACTTTATTTGGCATGACTAATTCTTTTAAGTAAATGCAATTTATGATTGTAATAAATGAAATATGTGAGATGCATTATAATTGTCAAGACTTGTCCGTGATGACTTTCTGAATGTGTTGATTGAGTGAGAAAAGCAGGCGTGTATCTTCGCAGTTGGTTCAAGAGTTGGTTTTGATCATCCTAGCGCCTTGGCGCATTACTAGGACTTTGTTGTGATGGATGTCTAACGCTGCATTGTACGCGGCGTCTGCGATGGAGAAATGCCCGGCTTCTGCAACGGTTTCAACCGGGCGGTTTCCTTGTGTATCCCAGATTTGAACTTTGAATTTGTGGTCTGTCATCTCGGCAACCTCGCTTTGTGATGTTCATTAAATGTTCTCATCTAAAAAATCAATCTAGGGGTTGTCATGAGGTATGCGGATTTTCAACTTCCGCCCCGTGTGCATGGCTGGCGGCCGCCTGCTTATGCGAGTGCGGCTGGGTGCCTTGCTGATGCGCTGCCAATCCTTGCGCCCGTGCGGCGTATGTCGGTCTCTCACTGGGCGGGTGGTGAGCGCAAGCTGCGGGACAATGGGGCAGTCATTGCGTGGGATAACAAGGTAACGCCTTACATGGTGGAGCCTATGGACATGAGTGCGTCACGGCGTTTCCGGGGGACGGTGTTTGCAGGGCCTGCGCGGACTGGCAAAACGGATGCTTTGATAATCAACCGCATAGGGCAGGCGATCTGCTGTGAGCCTTGCGACATGCGTGTCATTCATATGGACAGAAACGCGGCGCGTGAATTTGCNTTGAAAAAAGTAGGGGCGCTGATCAACTACACGCCTTCAATCAAGCGGCGCTTAGGCCGGGGCCGGTTCGACAACAACATATTAGACAANCGTTTTCANGGNGGCATGACGCTGGATATCGGTTGGCCGGTGGTCTCCAAAGTGTCTGCTTCTGANCTGCCTTTAATGCTGCTGACTGACTATGACCGTGCGCCGGAAGACATTGAAGGGGAAGGCAACCTGTTTGACCTTGCCTTGAAGCGTACGGAAACGTTTGGTTCTCGTGGGATGGCGATTGCAGAAAGTTCTCCGGGCCGCCTGATTGAAGATAATGACTTCTTGCCGCCTGAGGGTGCGCCGCATATGGCACCACCGGCAACGGGTATTTTAGCGCTTTATAACCGGGGCACCCGTGGGCGCTATTATTGGACTTGCCCGGATTGCTGCGAGGTCTTTGAACCAGATTACGAGCTGCTGCATTTTCCAGATGACGGTAGCCCGAAAGAGCGCGGCCTTGCTGCTGTGATGGCATGCCCGCATTGCGGTGCGATCTTTGAACCACGGCACAAGGTGGAGCTAAACCGGGCGGGCCGCTGGTTGCATGAAAGCAAAACCGGGGAGCTAGTGAGCGTTCATGATGAGGCTTTGCGGGAAACGGATCTTGTCACTTACTGGCTGAAAGGGGCGGCCGCTGCCTTCCAGCCGTGGGCGTCCTTGGTTTCCAGATATGAGACTGCCTGGCAGGAGTTCCAGCAAACCGGAGATGAAACCTCATTAAAGACCACTGTGAACGTTGATCAGGGCAAGCCTTATTCATCGCGCATGGTGGAAGATGAAGATGATTTGAGCGTGAAGCAACTGAAAGACAAGGCAGAGCACTATCTGCTTAAGGTCGCACCACCGGAAACCCGCTTTCTTACCATTGCTGTTGACGTGCAAAAGGGCCGCTTTGTTGTACAGGTGGATGCCTGGGGGCCGGGATTGGAACGGTGGCTGATTGATCGCTTTGATGTTCACGCCCCGCCTGCAGGTGCGCCAAGCGCCGACGCACGCGCGATAGATCCGGCAAAGTACAAGGAAGATTGGGACGCGCTTTTGCCCTTGCTGGAAAAGCACTACCCGGTTGCGGGCAGTGGCTACCAGATCAAACCGGCTGCGCTGATCGTGGACAGTGGCGGCGCGGATGGGGTGACAAAGAACGCTTATGCTTTCTTTCGTAAATCGCGCAAGCTTGGTCTGCGCAGGCGGGTGTTTCTTGCCAAGGGGCTGGACCGCTGGGACCGGGACCGGGCAAAGGAAGTCACGCCAGAAAAGGAAGAAGGCAAGCGCGTTAAAAAGCGCTCTGATTTGAGAATTGTTCGTGTGGGCACATGGCGGCTTAAGTCCGAAATTACCACAAGCCTTGCCCGTGAAGATCCCGGTGCAGATGCCTATCACCTGACCCGTAACCTACCTAGTGAAGTGTTTGAAGAGTTTTGCGCAGAGCGGCGCACCCCGAAAGGTTGGGTGCTTCGCAAAGGGCGCAAGAGAAATGAGGCGCTTGATTTGAGCGTTTATGGGCTGGCGTTGGTGCTGGTTCTGCGAGCAGAAAAAATCAACTGGAAGCGCCCGCCCATTTGGGCGCGGCGAATGGAAACCAATAGTTTTGCAGCACTCAGGCCAAAGCAAGAGGCAATCCGTGATGCGGGTTCAAAGGATCTTACCGGGGAAAGTGTGTGTGAGCTTGAAGCCGTACCAGCGCAAACTGAAGCGCCGGAGACGCAAGCGGAAGACGAAAAACAGGCGGTGCAAACAACGGTGAAGCCGAAACGGGCACCACCTAAAAAGGTGCGCCGAAAACCAAGGCGCAGAGGCAACGGTTTAGTGGCCGGGCTGCGGGGGTGATGCATGGCAGTAAATGGATTTGAAGAGCCTTTAAGCGCAGAACCTAAGGTGATGCGGGCAGGTGACTTTGCATCATGGCGGCGGGATGATCTGGCGCGAGACTTCCCGCCAGATGATCACACGCTTTCCTATGTGGGAACATTGGAAGGGGAAGCCCCGGAAAAAATTGAGTTTACAGCAACCGCCCTTGAAGGCGGTTTTTTTGTGAGCCTTGGGGCTGATGAGAACGGCGATTGGACCTCCGGGGTTTACCAGTGGGCGGCCTTCATCACGCGGGACAGTGACGGGGCGCGGAAGACCGTGGGCAGCGGCCGGTTTGAGGTTTTGCCGGATCTGGCAAGCGGGGACGCCATAGACCTGCGCAGCCATAACCGGCGCATGCTGGAACAGATTGAAGCGCTTCTGGAAGGGCGGGCAAAGTCTGGTGTTGCTTCCTATGAGATCGCGGGCCGTAAGCTGACAAAGCTAACCCCAAAAGAGCTGCAGGACTGGCACACCCACTACCGCAAGCTGGTGAAGATTGAAGACCGAAAGCGCACGGGCCGGGGCAGTCATCGTTTGCGGAAGGTGGAGTTTAAATAATGGGTGCATTTGCAAGATTTTTTGGCAGACGTAACAAGCCTGCAGAGCTGCCTGTTAAACAGCCGGGCGGGGCGGTACGCAAATACAAAGCGGCCCGCCCGGATCGCCTTGTAAAGTTCAAGCTGATGGGGCTCAATTCATCCTTGATGCGGGATGCGCAGGAAGACTTGTTGGGGCTGGTTTCCCATAGCAGGGAGCAAAGCCAGAACAACGATTACCTGAAAGGCTTTTACTCCCATTTGCGGCGCAATGTAGTGGGCCGGACTGGCTTACAGATTAAGCCGGTTGCCCGGCTTGGTGATGGCAACCTTGACCGGGACAGCAACAAGCTTATCCGTGATGGTTTCCTTGAATGGAGCCGCAAGGGGATCTGCACCACTTGCGGCAAGTTCTCTTTTGCTGATAGCCAGCGCATTGCGCTTACAGCCGCTGCCCGTGATGGGAACTTTCTTGCCCGCAAATACATTGGCCCGGAGTTCGGTCCGTTTGGTTTCCAGATCCAGCACCTTGATATCACCATGCTGGATGTGGAGTTAAACAAAGAGCTGGACCACGGGCATTACATCCTTGCCGGGGTGGAATGTAACGCGGTGGATCGCCCGGTTGCCTATCACATGTTTAAGCACAACCGCTCTTATTACGGTGGCCGTGGGACACGCATTCGCATACCTGCAGAAGAGATCGTGCACCTTTATCTGCCCTTTGATCAAACCGCCCCGGTGATTGGTGTTCCATGGGCGCACACGGCTTTGCGGCGTTTGGCGCAAATGAACAGCTTTGAAGACGCAGCCCTTGCGAACGCTGTTTATGGTGCGCAGAAGATGGGCTTTTACACCCGCTCTGCAGATGCTGACCCGGATGAAGAGTTAGGCAGAGATGAGCGGGCCGCGACCAATGGCGAGGCGGAAGACGTAGAAGAAGAAGAGTTCTACGAGGAAGAGGATCGGCCCCGGCTTGAACAAATGGAAGCCGGTGTTTTGGAAGAGTTGCCGGAGGGTTATGACTTCAAAGCCTTTGATCCGGCCTATCCCAACGGGGAAATGGAGCCTTTCATAAAAATCATGCTGCGGGCCGTGTGTACGGGGCTTGATGTGGCTTATTCGTCTTTGTCCAGCGATTTGGAGAAAGCCAATTTTTCATCCCTACGGGCCGGGCTTGGTGAAGAGCGTGAGCAATGGGGCGTGCTGCAGGGCTGGCTTGCAGATCATTACTGCGGATCTATCTTTCCCGATTGGTTGCGCATGGCGATGCTGAGCGGGCAAGTGCGTTTGCCTATGACACAGCTTGCCCGGTTTCAGGCGGTGGAATGGACCGGTCGGGGCTGGCAATCCGTCAATCCAAAAGACGATGCGGCCGCCAATAGAACCAACATGGAATCCCGCATTAAAAGCCCGCAGGAAGTGGCTGCAGAGCGTGGGCGCACTCTTGAAGATATCTATGACGATTTTGAAGAGGCAAGGGCACTTGCCAAGGATCGCGGCATAGATCTTGACGCGGTGCTTTCTGCCTTCATGAAAACGGTTCCGCCTGCTGAAAAAGAGCAGCCTAAAGAGGACTAACCACACCATGCCAACACATGAATTGAAGCTGCCGGAGCGGTTGTTCCGGCAGGGTGTTTTCGTGCGCGCTAGCGAGGGCGCGGAAGAAGACCTTTTAGAGCTTTCGTTTTCCAGTGATGCACCCATTCGCACCTATTGGGGCGTTGAAATTCTGGGTCACGATGAAGGCGAGATTGACCTTGATTTCATTGGAAGCGGGCGTGCGCCCCTGCTGATTGATCACCGCGCAACGGTAGAAAATCAGGTGGGCGTGATTGAGCGCGTGGAGATCAAGAACGGCAAGGGCCGGGCTTGGGTTCGCTTTGGCAAATCAGAGTTGGCTCAAGAGATCAAACAGCGCGTTTTAGATGGAGAGCTAACCAATGTTTCTGTTGGCTATCAGATCCGCAAAGCCCGTTTGGAAGAAGAGCATGACGATGACTTAAACGTCTATCGCATCACCTGTTGGACCCCTCATGAAATCTCGATTGTCTCAGTCCCTGCAGATCCTTCTGTTGGGGTTGGGCGTTCTCGTTCTGGCGAGAAACTTGTTTCCATTGCACTTGAAAGAAAGGCTGCAGCAATGCCCGCACCACTTGAAATTGAAAACCCAGAGACCGGCCCTTCTGAAGAAGAGCTGGCACAGATCCGCTCAAAAACTGCGGAAAATGAGGCCAAACGCATTCGCGAAATTGAGGCGACTGCGGCCGAATGGAATTGCCGGGACATTGCGGCGGAAGCGATCCGCTCCGGCATGTCTTCCGGGGACTTTTCAACCAAAGTCTTGATGCTTCAAGGCGAGCGCGGGCAGGAGAAAATCTCCGGTGCTGCGGATATTGGTTTGAGCCAAAAAGAACGCAAGCAATTCTCATTTGTGCGTGCGCTTAATGCTTTGGGAAATCCGACTAATGCGCAGTACCGTGAAGCTGCTAAGTTCGAGTTTGAATGCTCGGAAGAGGCTGGCAAGAAACGCGGCAAGCAGGGGGAAGGNATTCTTGTTCCTTCTGATGTNATGCGGGCGGATATGAGCGGGCANACCCGTAACCTGTCAACGGGCACAATCGGGGCNGGTGGNGCTCTGGTTTCTGATAACCTGCTTGCAAGCAGCTTTGTTGAGTTGCTGCGCAAGCGTGCAGTTGTGATGGGCATGGGCGCCCGCATGCTGCATGACCTAGAGGGCAACTTTAAGATCCCGCGTATGGTGGGTGGAGCCACCGCCTATTGGGTNGGTGAAAGCGATGATGTGACCAAAAGNGCAGAGGCTTTTGATCAGATCGAACTAAGCCCGCANACTCTGGGNGCGTTTACCGACTATTCCCGCAGACTTCTCATTCAATCCTCGCTGGATGTGGAAGCAATGGTGCGTGATGATCTGGCGCGGGTGATTGGTTTGGAGATCAGCCGGGCAGCGCTGCATAGTGACGGCTCTGGGGAAACTCCAAAGGGGATCGCTGCCACCACTGGCATTAACTCCACCACCTTTGCGGCNAATGCNCCAACATTTGAAGAAGTGGTTGCAATGGAAACGGCTGTTGCAACGGATGATGCAGACATTGGAGCCTTGGGCTATGTCCTCAATGCTGCGATGCGTGGATCTTTCAAGACCACGGAAAAAGCTGCAGGGACTGCGCAGTTTATCTGGGAACAGGGCAACACGGTGAACGGTTACAACACCGGTATTTCTAATCAGGTGCTGGATCACAACGGCTTCTTTGGCAACTGGGCGGATCTTCTGATTGCGCTTTGGACGGGCGTAGATCTGACGGTTGATCCGTTTACCCAATCCACCAGTGGGACCGTGCGCGTGGTTGCCATGCAGGATGTAGATTTTGCAGTGCGTCACCCGCAGAGCTTCTGTCACTCCTTCAAAGCTTAAGCTTTACGCCAGTTAAGCAGCCGGTTCGCCCGGCTGTTTTTATTTGGACTTCTCATATTCTTATCAACTCTCAAGAGGGCAGATCATGGCTGCAAAGATGAAGATTGAAATTTTGAAACGCACGGTTTGCGGTGGTGAACCGGTTGCGCCGGGTGATGTGGTGAACGCTTCTGAAAAGGATGCAAAATTCCTGATCAATATGAAAAAAGCGGAAACAACCACAAGGCGGGTTGGCAAGGCTAAGGCGGGAGAAAAGCCAAAAGAAGAAGACGAACCAGCCGGGGACTAAACCCCGGCTCATATGAGAAGCAAACGGGGGGCTTTGTTGTAGCGTATCCTTATACGAAAATCGGTTTCCACTTTTCGGGGATACGCTCTGCCTCCCGTTTTTCGTTGGCCTTGGAGGTGAGGATTTACCAGTGAAAAAAGAACTACAGAGCACCACCAGCTTGAAACCACCCAAACCACTCACACCCATCGAGCTTGCGCGGGTGATGGGCAGTGCCCGTGTTAACCGGGCGGTTGGTGTGCAGGGCGGACAAACAATGGTGAAGCGGCAATGATTGATTTTGACGATGATCTAAATGAGATGCTGCGCACTGATGAGTTTGCAACAACGGCAACCTACGCGCTGCAGAACGGGGACACCGGGCAGCTCACCGGGATCTTTACCAATGAGGGGGAGGAAACCTCCTTTGGTGAGGTTGGCATGCTTACTTCCAAACCAGTGTTTGCGGTGAAGGGCTCAGATATTCCGGCAGAGTTTGGCGAGGGTGCAGAGCTGCTGATTGACGGGCAACGCTTCACAGCGGCAAGCAGCCCCATGAGTGACGGGGCAGGCTTAAGCCAGATCCTGCTAGAGCGTGAATAGGGGCAGCCATGGTTCACATAAGAACGCAGGTGCGCGATGCTGTAGAGGCGGCTTTAAAAGGGCTTCCTTCTACAGAGGATCGCTGCTTTGTCACGCGCACCTATCCGCTGGAACATAAGCGGCTGCCTGCGCTGCTTGTCTATGTGCTGGATGAGCAAAGCCAGCCTGCGGAAATGGGTGCAGACCGCGACATTGAACGGCAAATGAGCGTCACTGTTGAAGCCACGGCCGATGGCAAGGGCTTTGATGATGAGCTGGACCAGATTGCGGTGGAAGTTGAAACCGCACTCGCGGGCAGCGGCTTCTTAGGTGGCCTAGTGAAAGAGCTATACCTGCAGTCAACCAATCTGGATATAGCAACGCGCCGGGACCGGGGCGAGAAGCGCCAAGGGATTTTGACATTGCGGTATATGGCGCTTGCCATTGCCCCGGAGAATGACCCGGAAACCGCGCATTAGCCGCGCTTGAACGTGCGGCTGAAGAACTAACTTTCCAACAATTCAGGAGAACAGAGCATGCCTTTAATTCACGGCAATAAGGGCAGTGTGACTGCTGGCGGTGAAGATGTCGCCAAGGTTCAAAGCTTCAACCTTTCGGTAGAAGCGCCAATCTCGGATGCAACGGCGATGGGTGAAGAGTGGGAAACCCACTTGGAAGGCGCACCAAAACGCTGGTCTGGTTCTATCAGTGCCAAGCGGGTGAAAGGCGACACGGGGCAGGCAGAACTCAGCGCCGGGGCTTCTGTGGTGTTGCACCTTTATTACAGCGGCAATGAGAGCGGTGAAACGTACGCCTCCGGCACTGCAACGGTTACCAGCGTACAGCATGCGCAGGGCCGTGCGGAAACCATTGATATGACCTTTGAGTTTACCGGCAACGGCCCATTGATAGAAGAGGCCGTGGCTTAACTCCGGTTTGTTCCAGTGAAGTGAGAGGGGCAGTCTGTTTGTGCAGGCTGCCTTTTTGCTTAGCGCAGAGACAAGGACCCTAAAAGATGCGTGCGATTGAACGTGTGAAGAGCCATTACAAACAGGCGAAAAATCAGGTTATCGAGGTGCCAGAATGGGGAGCACGAGATCATCCTTTTAAGATCTTCTATGACCCGATGACGCCCAAACAACGAAAACGCATTTCTGATGAATATGAAGGCATGGATGCAGAGGCGTTTGTTGAAGTTTTGGTGATGAAGAGCCAGGACGAAAACGGCGAAAAGCTCTTTAATGCTGATGACAAACACAAGCTGCTGACGGAAGCAGATGGGGCGATTATTGGCCGGATTGCGGTGCAGATGCTTGGTCCGTGCGATGCCAGGGAAATTGAAAAAAACTAAGAGGCGATCCGTGGCGCATGTTCTTATTTCGGCTTGCGGATCGCTTACACATGCGGGTTGCGGATCTTGAAGACTGGCCGGAACCTGAACTTTTAGAATGGTCTATTTATCTAAAAATTGCCGGGGAGCCAAACCCATGACCGTGCCGGACCTTGTCTACAACGTGCGGGCCAATGACAAATCCCGTGCAACCTTTGAACGGAACCGGCGCGAGTTACAAAAGACGCGCCGGGAAACCAAATTGCTCAATATGGATATGGGCGGCCTTGGCCGCTCCATAGGCTCCATTAAGGGTGGGGCGATTGCTGGTGTGACGGTTGCAGTCACGGCGCTTGTAGCTGCCAGCAAGCAAGCGATCACAGAGGGATCAAAACTTGCCAAGGTTGCAGACAGGGTAGGGTTGACCACTGATGAACTGCAACGTCTGCGTTATGGCTTTGAGCTGACTGGTGTTGCGGCTGGCACAACCGATACAGCTATGCAGCGTTTTTCCCGGCGTGTTGGTGAGGCTGCCAACGGGTCCGGCGTTCTGCACGATATCCTGAAAGCAAATGGTGTTCAGCTTCGCGATTCCAGCGGCAAGATGAAAACCCAAAGTCAGATATTGGGTGAATATGCAGACTTGATTAAAAACGCCAGCTCGGAACAAGAGCGGCTTTTGCTGAGCTTTAAGGCGTTTGACCGGGAAGGGGCCGGGCTGGTTCTGGCACTCAAAAACGGTTCCAAGGGCCTTGATGAACTGATGGGCAAGGCGGATGAAGCGGGCGGGGTTCTGGATGAAAAGCTCTTGCGCAAGGCGGAAAAGATTGATGATGAGTTTGCCAAGATGTGGCGCACCTTTGAAATTGGTGCAAAGCGGGCAACTCTGGCGGCTGCCAATGCAATGGACGTTGCATTTAATACACCTGTTGCAGAGCCAACCCTCAAGGATTTGCAGGTCGAATTTTCGCGCAAGTTGCCGGGGCTTAACCGTGAGCTATCGCTTGCGCAAACGCTTGGTGATGAAGCCCGTATTGCTGAAATTCAAGAGCAGATAGATGCGGTAAACGCACGCCTTGCAGGTATTCAGAGCGAACGACAATTGCGCCATACTGGTTTTGCAGGTGGGCCAACCCAGCGCGGTGGTCGCCGAGGCCGGAAAAATGAGGCTCCAACAATCATTCCCGACAAGAAAACGGATAGCAGCGGGGGCGGTGGGTCTTCCAAGACAAAGGTGGACCCTTACGCCCGTGTTTTAGAGCAGCTTAAGTTTGAACGTGATCTGCTGAGCATGAACGCACAGGAACAAAAGCGGGCCAATGCGCTGCGCCTTGCCGGTGTGGAGGCTGCCAGCAAGCAGGGGCAGGAACTGATTAAAGTTACAGATGAGATCTATGCACAAACCCAAGCTCAGAAACAGCACAATGAAGTTGTGAGTTTGCTTGGCGGGATGGCACAGGATTCCATGTCGCAATTTATTGACGCTCTGGGGATTGCTGACACGGCAGCCGGGCGGCTGGTGGCAACGCTGGCAGAGGCGGCCGCACAAGCTGCCTTTATGGGGCAAGGGCCGCTTGCCGGGATGTTTGGAACCTCGCAGCAATCGAACCTATCAACGGCGCTCATGAGCACGTTTCAAGGCTTCTTTGCAGGCGGTGGCGTGCTTGGGGCCGGAGAGTGGGGCCTTGCCGGAGAAAACGGGATAGAGCCGGTTGTGGGGCCTGCCAAAATCATTTCCAACAAAGACGCCTTTGGAGGTACTGAGAGGGGTGTGGTGGTCAATCAGTACATCCAAACGCCTGATGTTGAGAGCTTTCGCCAGTCACAAGGGCAAGTATCTGGAATGCTGGTTGATGCTTTGAGCCGTGGGCGGCGCAACCGCTAGAAGAAGAGCAGGAGGTGAGTTTAATCGGTTCCATTAATGAGATATGCATATGAATAGAAATGCAATCTAGAGTAGGTTATAAAAAATGGGAACGAGACTAACATCCTGGGTAGAACGCAGATCCGGAGGANAGTATGAGCAGATTGATAGACCAGACCTGTTTCTATCCTTTGAGCCATTTGCTCCCCCAAATTATGGGGTCTATGCATTTTTAGCAGGTGTTCGAAATTATGCAGGAATTACACCGTTGTCCGCGCCTCGCGGATTGCCTGATGATGTTCGGGAAAGTGTCTCGAAGAGATACTACAGCTATCCTGACGTGCTGCATTCTGCGTCCTGGTTTCTTGTC